ATTGTAAATATCATAAACACCTACGAAAAAAAGATCCTGAAAATGACCCTGATCTAATAACTACTTTGAATTAAATATTACATCCATTGGATGATATATGTTGTACACATTTTAGCTTGTTTTAACCATTTTGTTTTTTCTATTTTGTCATCTATTTTATCTTCTTCACAATATTTTAGATACCATTTAGCATTTGGACCACCTTTTACTATAATATTTGGACGAGGGTTCTCCATGGTGTATGCGATATCAATAATATCATTGAGTCGTAAAGTTTTATCAAAGCCAGATTTTCCAACTCTTCCTCTTCCATCTTTGGGATGTAAATCATCTTTATAACCTATACAAACACCATCTCTTCTTTCAATATTTCGGAAATGTTCCATTGTTATTTATGTAAAAAACTTTTAACTATTTTTCAAATTTGATTTATATAAAGGTATCATATAAAAAGTAAATATACTTATAATCGTAAATGGATGTAAAAAATATGGGTAAGGATGATATTATAAATGAATTATTTGGAGGTCCTGAAAAATTTAGAAAGTTACTAAGAAATGGATTTAATTTTAGTAATGTATTACATGGTTATGGGCCTAAAAAGACAGCAGTCCTTATAAAACATTTTAACGAATATTATCCTCAAAATGATATAATTACCGAAATAAAATCAGAATATCCTGATATTGAAGTTAATGATAAACATACTGAAAAACTCCAAATGAAAAGTGACGAAATTAGAGAATTAGTTGATTTTGTAAATAGTATCAATTGTGGACCCAGTTATAAAGAAAAGGTAATTAGTAAAATTATTGATTTAATATCTAGTACTTCACGCGATGATAATGAATTTTATAAATGCATTTATGATATAACGAAAGACCCTCTTATACTAAAGGATTTTATAAGCATTACTCTTAAAAAAATTGATGAAATAGCATTAATTAATTCTTGGTGGGATAAAGAAGACTTATATCGTTATTATAGTTATTGTAAGTATTTTGTACATAAATTTTGTGAATTTCAAGGTTCTGTCTATTTTACAAAAAGAGATCTAGAAAACTATGTGAAAGAAGAAATAAGAAATTCACATAGTGACATTATGGTTGATTTTCATAAAATATCCAAGTCTATCGTTCAACTTGAGAATGAAGGATATATATTCAAAAAATGTAAAAACGGGGCATATTATTACCGTGATTACTATGATAAAGAAAAAGAAATCCTTCGTGTTTTAGAGGAGTCTCAAACAATAACATATGAAAATGATATATTAGATATGGCTGATTTAGAAGATGAAAGTTTAACAGAAGAGCAACTACTAGCTATTAACGGGATACGTAAAAATCGTATTTCAACCCTTAATGGAGCCGGTGGCACTGGTAAAACTGACAAAGTCGTTAAAAAATTATGTGAATATGTTAATAAAAATAGTAAGGGGACTGAAAAATCTAAGAAAATTATCTTTGCGGCACCAACACATGCTGCTAAAAAGAATGGGACGGATAAAATTAAAATGGAAGATTTAATTGAGTATACTGTTGTTGCTTCTTTGACATTTAATTATGAAGCGATGGGATATGATAATATTAGTAGTGGCTTTATTTCTAAAGGGTATACGAATAAGTTAAAAACAATACTAACATCAAATGACATCGAATATATATTTATTGATGAATCAAGTATGATGTCTATGTTAGATTATTATATAATATTGAAAACAATTGACGAATATTTAGAAGAAATCCCAGATTCTGAATTACATATTGTATTTATAGGAGACGTGAATCAATTGGAACCAATTGGTATTGGTAACCCTTATAAAGAATTATTGAATAAAATTCCTTTATTCAAATTAACAGAAAATTTCAGGGCAAAAGAAAGTCCTCATCTGGTAGGTTTCCTTGATTTAATATTAAATAACACAGAAAAATACAACCGTTGGACATTAGATAAAAAGACACAGAATGAATTTTGTAAGGATATACACTTCAATTTTCTAAAAACTAGAGAAGAATACTATCCTATTTTGAAAGAAAAGTTAATCAAGTTACGTGAAAAAGGAATTCAACCTTACAATGGAAAGAATGAAAAGAACTGTTTTCAAATAATATCACCATGGGGAAGTAATAGTAGAGATTATCAACATGTTATAACCTGTCTCGTAAGGGAAATTTATAAAGGTGATAAATCGGATGATTTTTACAAGGAAGGCGATGATGTAACTTTCTCAAAAAATGCAAAAGGTTTATTCTACAATAACGATATGGGCGAGATATTACATAAAAACAGAGGAGGATATACAATAAAACTCACTACTCCAATAGATAAAAGTTTAATAAAACAAAAACGTGAAAAAGATATCAAAGGAGAAACTTTCTATAAAGAAGTAGATGGTTATAAAATAACTATCTTATCAGGAGATACTATTATAATACCACTTATAAAAAATAACTATGAAGGTGAAAATAAATTTTTAAAATCTAATTATTGTAGGACGGTTCATTCAGTTCAAGGTTTACAATTCTCAAATGTATTATATGTTGTTCCTGAAAATACACCTTTCTTAAATCTGAATATGAATTATACCGCATATTCAAGGTCAAAAGATAAATTATATTTAATAGGTAACCGATATTCGTTTGAAGGAGAACATGCCAGAAAAGGAAGTAAGGGTATTAATACTATATTAAAATTTAAGCATAGTTTAATAGAAGAAATAGATGAAAAACTTTCAAATGAGGAAAATACATTGATAACTCAAAATATGAATATTGAGAAGTGTTTAAATATAAGAAAGTATAAAAAATTTGCAACATGGGAAAAGGATTTTGGTATTAAACACGAAGGCGAATGTTATGATTGTAAAAAGGATATAACTATGGATAATTATCATGTATTTCTGAAAGATGATAATGGTAATCATGATATAGATAATTTGAAATGTGTTTGTAGATGGTGTTTTAATAAAAAACGTTAGTCACTCTATCTATTTAATCAATTGTTTAAAGATATGAAATAATAATATTTTTATTTAATAAATGGAGGACGAATGGTCTTATTTGTTATTTGATACATTAATGAGTAAAATATTAAATGGTCATCAATCAGTTCAAGAACCGATACGGCTCTACAATCTATCTCAAACAAAAACAAACAATATTTCTTTTTTAAATCATCTTCTCATGTATGAAAATGTCCAGAAAGATAATCTTTTAGAAACACTTTTTGATGTTTATAACCGTTTCATAGAAAAGATTGATGAACTGAAAAATAAAAAAAGTATCCTAAACATGATGACAATGGTTAATGATGAATGGTATAATAAAGATAGTTGCGATTGTCATCTTCCAATCCAAAAAGATTTTTTTGAAGGTTATCAACGAGCGGTTGGAGGAAAACAAAAATTAATCGTAATCTGTGAAGATTGTATTGAACAAACTCATGGAAATAAAAAAATCCCCTACGAATCTTTCATTAGAAAACAATCTCCAACAGATAGACTTTTAGATAGTGGCATTATTTTATCAGGGAGTGTTTTAAAAGATTTACAAGATAATTTATCTCAAACAGAAAATTTACTAGAGTTTTTCAGGAATTTTGATAGATCTTTTTACATTGATTTATCGATTAAACATAAACCATTATACTTTCAGCTCAATGGTGTTCGTGATGAAAGTATACCAGATAACATCCATTTGATATTTTCAAACTTCTTGAATATTCATAATCTTTTATACAAACAAGTTGTTCAACATCACAACAGTTTAAAAGAAATTATTTCTGAAGTTCAAACTACATCATCAGATGTTCACAATCGCAAAAAAGAAATAGATTTAGCAAATCAAATATTAGAACAACGGAGAGTTATTAAAGATTGTCCTTTTAAAGTAGGTGATGAAGCCCTTTACAAAGGACGTGATAAAGTAAAGGTTTTTGATATTGATAGAAATGTTCCTGAAGGAGAAGAACCTATTATCTATATCGAAATGATAGATGGTAAAAAGCGTGATACACCTTTGATGAATTTATCAATGATACCCGACGATCCTTCTGAAGATGAATATGATGAAGATAATGAAGATGATGAAGATGATGACACATTTTACTCATTAGATGATTCTGGAGAATTGATGCTTGGCGGGGGTGAAATTAAAGGTGCTGAAAAGGTTTCTCAAAAATTAATCAATTCTTTTTTTTAAGATATAATAGTGCTTCATAGATGTTTGGGAAAACATAATCAATATAGTTCTCCTTTTTTCCAATAGTTGGATCAATCAATATAGTTTTCCAAGTAAAACGACTTGCTACATATAAATTATCTTTTAGATCATCAAAGAAAAAGATATCTTTTACTTCTATCCCCTTTTCTTTTAATTCACTTCTTATTTCTGTATCAACAAAAAGAAATGATTTTTGTTCTGGTTTCATAAAAGGAATTGTGTCTCTTCCAAAAACCCTTTCTAAAGGTAAATTTAAATTATCCGCAACAGCTTTTCCATGACCAAACGTCCCATTTGTGTAAGCATAATACTTTACATCTTTAAATTCAGATAAAATTTCAGATAAAATTGTATTATTATTGCTATCATAGTAATCGTTTGGTTCTTTAGTGTGTAATATGATTGTATCGTCAATATCAAATACAAAAACGTCCATTTATATATAGTATTTATTTTTTAGTAATATTTAAATACTATTTAAAAAAATGTTAAGAAGTTATATTGAAATAAAATGGAAAACGACCCTCTACTTTCGGAAGACACCAAACGCTACGTAATCTTCCCTATTAAGCGAGATGATGTATGGAGAATGTATAAGAAAGCAGAGGCTAACTTTTGGACAACAGAAGAATTAGACCTATCAAAAGATCTAAAGGATTTTAATGGACTCGCGAATGATGAGAGATATTTTATAGAAAATATTCTTGCTTTTTTCGCAGCAAGTGATGGACTTGTGAATGAAAACTTAGTAGAACGATTTTGTAAGGATGTTCAGCTTTTAGAAGCAAAGTTTTTCTATGGTTTCCAAATTGCTATGGAAAACATTCATAGCGAAACATATTCACTTCTTATTGATACATATGTTAAGGATATTACAAAAAAGCATATGCTTTTTAATGCTATTGAAACAATTCCAAGTGTTCAAAAGAAGGCTGATTGGGCACTCAAATGGATTAATGATGAAAAGTCTACATTTGGTACACGTGTAATTGCTTTCGCAGCAGTTGAGGGTATTTTCTTTTCTGGATCATTCTGTTCAATCTTTTGGCTGAAGAAGCGTGGTTTGATGCCAGGTCTATGTTTTGCGAACGAACTTATCAGTCGTGACGAGGGTCTACACACAGAATTTGCTGTATTGATGTATTCTATGTTGAATGATAAGCCTTCAAAGGATACTATTCTTGAAATTATTAAAGAAGCAGTTGAATTAGAAAAGGAATTTATTACAGAATCACTACCATGTAAACTTATTGGTATGAATATGGATCTTATGAAACAGTATATCGAATATGTATCAGATAGGCTTTTGCTTATGTTGGGATTAGAGAAGATATACAACTCTTCAAATCCGTTCCCATGGATGGAGTTAATCTCTGTTCAAGGAAAGACTAATTTCTTTGAAAAGAGAGTAGGAGAATATTCAAATATAGCGGGATCTGAAAAAGAAAACAACGTATTTGAGCTTGATGATGACTTTTAAGTTACTTTTTACCGGATTTTAAAAAACGATCAATATTAGATTTTGATTTAGAACTAGAATGCTTTTTTTTATTATCATTGTATTGTAATTTATATTCTTTTTTACTTTCATTATATTTTAGTATCTTGATACCTTCAATAATCCCTTCTTCTTTATTGTATACAATATCTGAAGATTTATTAAGTTTACCCGATGTACATGATGTAATCAAAAGGGTTTTTAATCTTTCACCTTGAGTAACGTTTAATTCATTCTTTTCTCGTTCAGACTCTACAAATAGTTTTAGACGATTTATTTTCATACCATTATCAAGCTTATTCCATACTTGCTTATAATATTGTTTTTTTTCTTTGTTTAATAACTTTTTAATCTTCTCATCACTTTCATGAGAAAGACTTGTTTTACGATTTGTTGAACTACGATTTTCTATATCACGTAATTGTATTGGTTTTTTATGAACTCTTACAGCTCCATCATCTATTGGTGATTTTTCTTTTTTTCCATCTTCTTCTTCTTTTTCATTTAAAACACCTTTTAAATCCATTTAATATTATATAAAGCTTTATCCTTAAATATAATGACTTTTTTTAATGTTTATTTATAATATAATGGATGATCAAACCATTCAAGTTTTAAGCGGTGTTTTAGATGATGTTAGACCACCCGTCCTTGATTTTAAAGTAATTGATGATACAAAAGATTACAAAGAATATCTTATAAAGACAAATAAATATTCTAAAGATAAAAAAGGCGATAATCCTTTCACAAATTATTTAGAATCTTTTATATTTTGCGACGATACATTAAAAATACGTGTCCCAAAAAAGAGTTATATGATTAAAGGTGGTAAGAAAAAATTCGCATATGCTGTAGGGATGTTTCCAAATCCTAAAGATGGTAAAGCAGCTTACCTCGATGGATGTATTCTTGCGGCGCTAGGTTTAAAAAGACAAAAGACAAATGCTGATGTAGTTTGTTTTATAACACATGATATTAGTAAAAAGGATAAGAAAAAGTTAGAAGTTGTCTTTGATAAAGTTATTTATGTACCTTATATTTCTCCTTATGATATGGGTGGTAAAGGGGATCTTAAAACTATTATGATGGATCCTGAAATATTCAAAAACTGTCCTAATTACAATAAGAAGCATCCATATGTCCATGTATTCTTCAAATTACATATCTTTAATCCCGAATTATTTCCTTATGAGAAGGTATGTTTTGTTGATTCTGATCTTGTCCCTCTTAATTACTATGATTCCCTTTTTATGTTAGATACTCCTGCTGGTTTTGTAGAATATCGTAAACGGATACCTTATTTAGAATCATTCAATTGGGATAGATGTGATTTTTTAAAACATGGGGAAGATATTCCTAAAGAATTAACAGATATAGATAAAAAAACGGGATCAGATGTCAATGCGGGATTACTATTAGTAAAACCAAATAAAAAAGAATACGATGCTATGATTAAAGAAATTACATCATCTGCTAAAAAATGGATTGGTCCTAATAAATTACATAAAGGTTTCTATACATTTGATTTTTCAGAACCAAGTGGGAGAACATTTATTAAGGATTCATACTGTTATCCAGAACAAAATTATTTAACAAAACGTTATTCTGGGAAATGGAAATATATTGAATTTGCTTTTCAGAGTTGGAGTCGTGATCCATGTAATTCATTTGGAATTCATATGGCTGCTTTCAATCCAAAACCATGGTTTAAACAACCAATTGGAACTAAAATATCGTTCAATAAAAAGTATAATCCTTACTCTGACGAATGGAATGATAAAAAGGTAAGAATACCAATAGCTATTAAAGAAAATACAAAATCTTCATATGAAAATATATCTTATTCTTATGAAATATTCAATGAAGTAATCGTTTGGGGACTTATGAATTACCCTGAATTACGTGATTTCTTTGGAAAAAACATTGAGATACATGGAACAAAGGTATCATTTGATAAAAATATATTTCAAAAGGTATCAAAAGATAAACAATTTATCAAACTTCAAGATGTTAAACGAAACACGAACATTTACAAAAGATTATCTTATACTCAAAAGTTAATTTCAAACCTTATTAATGACTTTGATAAATATAAAGATAAGAAATATACTCCAATTTGTAAAAGAAAAAAGACAAAAGGTAGAAAGAATTATGAAATTATTAACTATTCCGCGAATAAAAGTGGTGGAGGTAGAAGAAAAAAGAAATCAAAAACACGGAGAAAAAAGAAAACAATTCGGAAAAAGAAAAATAATTGTATATTATACTATTTTACAATGAATGGTTGTCCTTATTGTAACGATTTTAATCCACATTGGGATAAAGTTGTTAAAAGTTTTTCAAAGATAACAATGAAGAAAATAGAAAGAAATGAAGATCCAAAAAAGGTTAAATCATTTAATGTGATGTCTTTTCCAACAATCATATTGTCAAAGGGTAAAAACCGAGTAGAATTTACGAAAGATAGAGAAAATATGGATGATTTTCATGAGTTTTTTAAAGAAAATGGTATTAAAATTGTGTGAATGTAGAACATGAAGGACAATAAACCGCCATATTATTAACATGATTTATGCCTCCAAATTGTAAGGGTTTTATATAATTCATATTACAGTTATAGATATCTTTTTGTAGTATAGGGTTTTTACATGTTAAACATCTCCATCCTTGACGCATAGCTAAATTATTTTTTAATCCAACCATCTGGTTTTGTTTGTAAAAGTCATTATTAATATCATATAATGGTTTTTCTTCAGCATCTTTCATATTCTTTACAACTTTGTAAACAAATGGTTTTTGATGATTTAAAAGATAAAATAATATTAAATAAACGAGACAAAACACACCAAAGTAAGTGTGTTCTTTGTTTGTGAATTTTTCTGGAAACTTTTTAAATAAAAAATAATATCCTGCGACAATAGTTAATAAAAAGATAATTGATTTAATCATTTATTTATAATACTATATATAATAATATGTATTTAGTTTACATCCTAAAATCAGAAAATTATTCTTACATTGGAATGACAAATGATTTTTTTAGAAGATGGAAACAACATAATCGTATTTTAAAGGGTGGGGCAAGATATACGTCAAAAAGGGAATATTGGACCCCAGTTTGTATCATCGATGGATTTAAAACAAAATGCGAAGCTATGCAATGCGAATGGAAATTAAAAAGAGTAAAAGGTGTAAGAAATAGAATTGTAAATTTAATAAATATTCTTAATAAAAATGAAAAATGGACCAAAAATAGTCCAAAAATAAAGTCTCAGAAACTGGATATATATACTACAGAATTTTATAAACCATTATTTGGAAATTTAAAAACAAGAGAACTTGTATGGTTTTGATAGATTATTATATAATATTATATAATATATATATATATAGAATGTCCACTGATGAAAGGGGGAAGCTTTTAAGAATAGGTTATGATAAATTATTCTTCACAGATAAACTTATAGGAGAAGATTATGAAAAAAACGGGCTTTTAGGATTAGCCAAGGTACTATCTGAAAATCCAGGACTCGAAGATAATGAAAGGGATAATATGAAATATCTTTATGGAGGTCTACTCGCAACTAAGGGGAGTATAAAAGAGAGCAATCCAAAAGAAATATTTGAAAGAAGAGAATATGAAAGAAGTCATCTTGATTTTTTAAATGATTACAGGACTAAAATGAAAAAATGTAAAAGTAAATTTAAAGAGAAGGTAGAAGAAACATGTAAAGGGAATAGTGATTTTGATAGGGTTAAGAATCTCAGTAAACCACTCCCTGATTTAGAAACATTAGACCTAAGTTTTACTTCAGAAAAATCTGTTGATGATAAAGATGATGATGAAGATTATGAAGAAATTGACAAAAAAAGCACAG